ATGAAATTTAAAAAATGTCTTCTGCCTGTGGCAATGTTAGCGTCATTCACTCTGGCAGGATGCCAGTCAAATGCTGACGATCATGCCGCCGATGTTTATCAAACCGATCAACTGAATACCAAACAAGAAACTAAAACCGTTAATATTATTTCCATTCTTCCCGCAAAAGTTGCCGTAGACAACTCCCAAAATAAACGGAACGCACAAGCCTTCGGCGCGCTTATTGGCGCAGTCGCTGGCGGTGTTATCGGCCACAACGTCGGTTCTGGCAGCAATTCCGGAACGACGGCAGGGGCAGTTGGCGGCGGAGCTGTAGGCGCGGCAGCGGGTTCTATGGTGAATGATAAAACCTTAGTGGAAGGTGTTTCTTTAACATATAAGGAAGGCACCAAAGTGTATACCTCTACCCAGGTGGGTAAAGAGTGCCAGTTTACGACAGGTTTAGCCGTTGTTATTACCACAACGTATAACGAAACGCGTATTCAGCCAAATACTAAATGTCCTGAAAAGAGCTAATAATCAGGAGGAGTCATGAAGAAAGTTTTTCTTTGCGCCATCTTGGCCTCCTTAAGCTATCCGGCTATCGCCTCATCATTGCAGGATCAACTCTCTGCTGTAGCAGAAGCTGAACAGCAAGGTAAAAATGAAGAGCAAAGGCAGCATGACGAATGGGTCGCGGAGCGCAACAGGGAAATCCAGCAAGAGAAGCAACGTCGCGCAAATGCCCAGGCCGCCGCTAACAAAAGAGCGGCAACGGCAGCAGCAAATAAGAAAGCTCGTCAGGATAAACTGGACGCCGAAGCCTCTGCGGACAAAAAACGCGATCAAAGTTATGAAGATGAGCTACGCAGCTTAGAGATTCAGAAACAAAAACTGGCGCTGGCGAAAGAAGAAGCCCGCGTTAAGCGAGAAAACGAATTTATCGATCAGGAACTGAAGCACAAAGCTGCGCAAACCGATGTGGTGCAATCTGAAGCTGACGCCAACAGAAATATGACTGAAGGCGGTCGCGATCTGATGAAAAGCGTGGGCAAAGCAGAAGAGAACAAATCGGACAGCTGGTTTAATTAATCGATGTTAGTAACTTCAAGCCTATGATTCTTGAAGATAAAAAACCCTCTGTAGTAACAGAGGGTTTTGTTCATTCATAGTGCAGGGATTAAAATCATTCCCACTCAATTATTTACGGATACCATAACCAATTGAGTGATAACATTTTTCCAAAACTAAATTTTCCTCGTACCGTTTTATATACCGTCACAGGAAATCAGTACCATGAAAAATGCCATGCTATCTGGTCAGGGTGTCATACTGTTTTTCGCAGACTCTTCCGGCTTCGGCTGCCCGGTCAGCATACTCTGCCAGTTGTCTGTTTCTCTCGAGAGATTTGCTGAGCACGTCGGCAAGCAAAACTCCGGTGTCTGCGGCTGACGTCCCAGCGCCGACAATGGCGTTATACTGCCTGAGCTGCTCACGGATGGCAAAGAGTTGTTGCTGCAACCGGCCAGCGCGAGCGGCAGCATCAAGAGCATCATTGCGCGCCTGGTCGATCCTCTGCTGAGCTTCACGTTCATTGGTCACTTTCTCCTGTTCGTAGTACTGACGAACTTTGTCTTCTTCGTCTTTGCGGTCTTCTTCCGCCTGCGCATACCCGGCATCGTACTGGCGGCTGCCGTGTATATTCCAAGCAACCACTCCGACGATGAACAGAGCAGCAAGCATCAACACGATAAGCATCTGTTTCCAGTATGCTTTTACGAATACCCAGATCATACAGCCAGCACCTTACTGGCAGTGACGTACCGCGCGCGCCGGTCGTCGATGCCATTCCTGCCACCATTGATAATCAGAGTTACACGTGCAATATCGCCGGTATACTTCATGCAACCTTTGCTGGAGAAGAACCACGCCGCGCTACGAGCCGCGTATTCGTCCTGCGCCAACAGTTCAGGATTCTCCAGCAGGTCAACTTTCAGACCGTTTCCACAGTCACGATAGTTATTCAAACCGGTAATCTGGATAAGCCCGCGCCCACGGTAATTCCAGCCATCACCAGGGGCATTGTTCCCCATGCGTTTGCTGTACACCAGATTTGCGATCGCGCGCTGGCGCTCGAGTGGCAATGGTGGTTCACCAGCACGGCGACCAAGTGCATTAGCCTGCCCCTGAGTGAGACGCCCAGCCTGAACGAAGTTAGCCAATCCGGTTACGCTGTAGTTGAAATTTTCCTGCAACCGGGTGAAGCCTCCAGACTCATGCCCGACCTGAGCAATAAACATTGCCTGATCTTCTGGTTTGCTGATACCAAACTCTTTCATCGCAGAAGTTATATGCGAGAACCAGCGAGCGGCCAGCGCCTCGCTAATACCAGCAGCTCGCTGGAATTGTTTAATCTCCATATTTAGACCTCGTTATTTTGAAAATCTGAACGACGTTACCGCGAGTTTTAAGAACCGCAGCAAGCATGACAGCGTTGATAATGACCTCAGATAAATCCACAGCCATTGGCGTGCGTAACCAGATTGCATAAACGACACGAACTGGAATACTCGCAGCAGCAACAATCAGGAAATAAGCAATCCACCCACCCCATCTTCGATGTTGAGATCCGTTACGCTGGAAAGTGACAACGCGAATTGCTATGCCAGTACAAATAACCGCATTGGTGATAAGTAAAAAAAGCTCATGCGTTACCATCGTCTTTTCTCCCCGGCATTAATTCGCGTGGATTATCGGAACGGTGATAGAGCCAGATACCAATACGCACAGCGACAATTGCTGACACGAATGCGCCAGCAGAGAAAACAATCCCTTTCTCAAAAGAGTCCTGTGTGATGGTAGGGATCAGGCTGGCTATGCCAATAAGAATTGATGCTGCTGGTTTGTAAAAGAGAAGGCCGCAAATAAAGCTGAGCACTGACAGAAGAACACGACGACGGATTGGATACTCGATAGCAGAGGTAACAAAAATCACAGCTCCGGCAAGTGAGCCCAAAGCAACTTCAGGTGGAGTCCCACCAATAACCGCAGCAAGAGAACCAACAGTAAGATACTGATTTACATGATCATTAGTTATTTGAAATGACATATCAACCACCATTTAACATTCATCAAATCTCCAGTTTCTGGTAGAACACCATCAAAACCAAACCATATATGAATTATTATGTTATAAGTAAACAACAAAATCATCATTTGTGTTTTTTAGATTGCGATTTTTAGTCGCAATCTAAAAACAACTAATTAACTAATGAAGGGAATGTCGTATTAATTACAAGAACAGTTCCTGACGGATAGCTCTGAATTGTAACTTTACCGTTTGAAAGTATATTAATGAGGGCAACCGATGAATCAGTACCTGATGGAATATAAGAAATATCATTCTTTGGTCTAAACCCTTCTGGCAATACCATAATAACCGTGCCAACAGATGTATTTCCACCTGTTAAAACAGCAGATAAAGTAACAACGCCCTCGGCTGATTTCTGATATGTTCCACTTCTTGCCTCACCTACAGACCAACCATTTTGCAATATGCCACTCATATCATACTGATTACCTCGCCATGTACTCCATGTATTCTCACTAATCCTTCCAATCCTCATTAAGCAAACGCGAGCATTATCTGAAGAATAACCATAATTTTTTTGTACTACTATTCCGTCAACAAATCTATCAACCTGAATAACACCATCAAGAGGCCAAGAAGCATCATCAGGGTTTGTTCTCCACCATGAAGTCCCCATGTGAAAAGTATTTGGCGGATATGAGCTATTGATGAATTGTATGGAAGAACCATTGTTAGAAAAAAGGTTGCTACTCCCATTTATAACAGCACACGGTCCATAAATATATTCAAATAATAATTTATGTATCTGTGCGCTAAATGTTGAGTTTGGGTGTATTCCCCTGCCATCGCCATAAGGGTCATCAAGCCAGTTACCAGCAGATCCTCGCGAATCCTGCCACATACCGTAAGTATCAAAAAACATACACTTATATTGTTTTGCTTTGGCTCTAAGTACGGCTGTTAACTGTTCATACCATTTTTCATCACGTCCGTTTGGTGTGTCTGATGTTGAGTTTGGGGACATGATAATAATTGATTGCTGGGAAACTGATTTGTTATTTCGTAACTTGGAAAGGCCTCTATCTAATGCGTCTTTTACTTGATCCAATGTATAACCATAATATGGATCGTTAATTCCCCATCGTAAAACAATCAAATCAGCAGCAGAAAAAACAGACCATTCCTGATCAATATACCAATTACCCCATTCGTATAGAGTTTTACCTGAATGACCTAACGATGTATTTTTTACATCAATAATTCCATACCTCTTTGCATAAAAATCAGCAATAGTTGCTGGTGGCCATAATTCAGAGTTAACACCAACAATCGTGGAGTCACCAGACCACAAAATATATGTTTTCTGTGATTTATCCACGCCATCTGCTTTTATCATCTTGCTAATAACATAATTAAGATATTGGTCACCAGTTACAAAACGGGAACGAGGGTCAGAATACGTTGTTAGTTGAACACCTTCTGTATTAAATACACGCCCCCTGCGTTGCTCAATTTCAACACCATATTCATTTAACAATGAAGATACAATTTCATCATCTTTCATCGTAATTACAGTTTGACCGGCTATAGATAAGTTTATGGCTTGCTGTATATTATTCCCTACAGCTCCAGTTCTTGTAATATCTGGACGCAAAGTACTATCACCACCTTCTATATACCCTTCAAGATAACTTAAAGTTACTGCATCCTGAGGGCTTTCTGGATCTTTAAGATTTCTAATCCTGTTATTTAAAGCGTCGTACCAGTTTGCAATACTTGATGGCTTGCAAAGTGCAAGACGAAACAAGCTACGACATTGTTGAATCAGCATCGTTAGCTTATCAAACGCATCCTCATGCACCTCTGCAAAGAATTTACCCTGATTACGCAGATCTGTTTCCTGAGTAACCGGGAGCTCTCGTGATATAGAGATCTGATAACCGTTGGCCAATGCCTTCGACAGTATTATATTACCGCCTCTATAGCCTCCCGCACCAGTGACTGCGTAATCAGTATCAAGAGCCAGCACAGTGATATTCTCGTCAAGGTCAATCACCTGCACCACCAGATCAGATTTCTGGAAAATCCTAAAGGTATAAGGGAACGTAGTTGTAACACCGTTACCTGTATATTCGTTGTGGTCAACTTCGGTTGAGACCGTCATGTTAAATCTCCAGATAGTCGCAGCACCCGTTGCGCCGCATATCCGGTTATTCTATTACCTTAAAAACCATATATGGATAGATAACCCATAAATACGAACAGATATTACCTTTCAGGTGATTCGCAAAACGTGCTGGATAGCAAACAAATTATTTGCTACTGTATATTTATACAGTTATTGCATGGAGAAGATAAGATGCAGCAGTATCACTATCCACTGGAAGAGGGATTTACCGAAAGGATTCACACGCCGGGAGGCGTCAGATCACTGGTGGAGGGATCGCACTTGATGAAATTACTCCGGGATCTCGATAAGGATGGATTTAATGTCGATGGCCCACTTGCCGAACTGACTGCACTGATTAACTACGTCACCAGCTCACAGATGTCTATGCAGGATCTGCAAACACATCTCGACTATTGTGCCGAACAATTACGAAAGCAAACCAGATAAGGTTTGCAATTACCAAGTGGAGTGCTTATATTTACCTTTGAGGTAAATTTACATCGCACTCCTCTTGTGCCATAGTAATCGGGCACTGGCAAAATCCAGTGCCGGGATTGGCGTCCCGAGTTACTACAGAGGCACATATGCCGCATAAGCGGTTTTTTTTATGTGTAAAGCGCACCTATTCTATGGTGGGCTGTGTGGGGGCACCGAAAGGTGCGCCGGGTCCTTTGTAGCCGGTTACGCCAACCCTGCACAGTTCACCACCAACCGATTGGCGTCGGTAGTGGTGATTAACCTAACTACAAAGGTGATCACTATGACTGCTAACGTAACCCCATCTGTTTTTCATTTTGAATCAGAAGCAACCATTCGAGCCATTGTTATTGATGGAAATCCTTGGTTTGTTGCCAAAGACGTTATTAAAGCTCTTCAACTGACAAACCCCACTATGTCAATAAAATCTCTTGATGATGATGAAAGGGCTAAATTTAACTTAGGCCGTCAAGGCGAAACCAATATTATCAACGAGTCAGGCCTCTACACACTGATCCTCCGCTGCCGCGATGCGGTGACACCAGGCACTATCCCCTACCGCTTTCGTAAATGGGTTACAGGTGAGGTTCTTCCTCAGATCCGCCGCACCGGAAGTTACATTAAAAACTCGCTCCCGCAGGAAGAACGCATAAAGATGGTTGCCGACCAGGTAGCCAACGCCACAGCATCAGCAGTGATGCAGGCAATGAAGATAGAGAACAAAACCTACAGTGCCCCACTGAAGCCCGGCTACCGCAGCCTGATTCATTCTCCGTCTGGTGTTCTCGGCCTGACGGAGAACTCACTGCTGATGAATTTGCTGAACCAGTTGCAGGAAGACGGGCACGATGTATCGGGCGCGGCGGCGGAGCTGACCACCATGTTTTGCTACATCGTTGGTGTGAGCAAATGCCTGCGTGATATCCAGACTCACGCGGAGTACATCAACGACAAGGCTGGGTTCTTCTGACGGGCGGCGGCACAGGGATGTGCCTTTAAATAATTCTGTACAGATTGCAGACTGTGGGTGAATAGCGTACTATTACCTCAAGGGTAAACGGATTGGTTTCATTTTTATTAATCCGTGTAATGAACTTATGAGATATGAGGTAATGTCATGCGAAACGAAAAATTGCAGATGCGTAGAGCGCAAGCTGCCGCAAGACGTTCTTTCAATGGAAGCGTAGAGTACGTAAAAGTTACTATGACAAAAGATCACGCAAGTCGCGTATCCCGAGCTTTCTTTGATTCTCGTAACAATAAGGAAAATTATGAGTTCGTCTGCGTCGCAGAATGATAAAAATCAAATTGTCAGATATAAGGGTCGAGTATTGCATACGCAAAATTTCTCGGCCCTTTGTGCATCTGATCTTGAGCTGAAGAAAGTATCTGATGCCTTTACCCAGTATTGGAAAACGGGATACCATCCATCTCTTGGTAAAGATGCTGCATTTGCTCGTCCGACAGAAATGCTTAAACTAAATGTCAGGCATACTCATGTCGATAACCAAGACTATATTCCAGAAGATAGTGATAAAAAACACACTGGTAAAAAATCATCTTGGGATGCATGGAAAAATATAGCGTCTGTGCAAGTAAAATGCATACCAACAAGTGATTGCTTTTTAGTTTATTCGGTAAATCACAATCGTGATGCGCTGGTTATGTTTTTTGTTGACGCAGATGCCCACAACATAACTGAGCAAGAAGAGTTTAAAGAGGAAGCAATCACTATCAGTTATCAATTCTTTGAGAAAACAAAAACAGAACCAATGCCTTTAGAAGAAGAGCTTTTTTCTGATAAATGGAAGGAATAAGCCCGCGTTGCGGGCTTTTTTGTGTCTGCGGATTCCCGCCCGGGCGGCGGTGGCATTCGTTAAAAACAAGGCCGCGAAAGCGGCCTGTGACATGTCACGATAGTTCCGTTTTGCACATCCCTGTGCCGCCGTTCTGTCAGAAGAACCCTGCCTTGTCGTTGATGTACTCCGCGTGGGTCTGGATATCACGCAGGCACTTGCTCACACCGACGATGTAGCAGAACATGGTGGTCAGCTCCGCCGCCGCGCCCGATACATCGTGCCCGTCGTCCTGTAACTGGTTAAGCAGATTCATCAGCAGTGAGTTCTCCGTCAGGCCGAGAACACCAGACGGCGAATGAATCAGACTGCGGTAGCCGGGCTTCAGCGGATAACCATAACATTTTGTCTGTGTTTTAATTGCCTCACGAAGCGCATCTAACATCTTGACTGCCACTTCATCATTCTCTGATGCAGATCCAGCAGGGAGATGCTCCCCTTCAAGCGGAACCCGAGCAACAAGAGACAACGCTTCGGCGAATTGATCTTCATCAATTTCTTTGTACGAACAGCCAAAATGAGATTTCAGTGACGACCACATGGTGATCATCGCCTTAGCCTGTTTTTCTTTTGGCAGAGACTGACCGCGACTCATGACGAGTTGTTTAATGGCTTCCTGCTGTTCAGTGGTTATTTTACCCGGCAACGCCTTTTTAGCTTTGCGTGGGTTAACCACATGGCCTTTAGTCCAGTACTCGTAGAGAACATCGTCACACTCTTCCTGATACTGGATTACCTTGTCGCGGATTTCAGGGCGGACTTTGTTAGGGCTGATGGTTTGCAACCAGCCAGCAAGTTTGCGAAGTGCCAAACAAATAATCTCACGGCGCTGTTCATCCCCAGGAAGCTGCATTGTGATTTTCACAATGCAGGTTTTAAACCGCTGCTTCATTTTCGTAAACTGTGAAGCCCAATCCATACCCATGCCTTCAACGATAGGTTTCATTGGGGTGTACGGTTCTCCGTTGTGATTGACAACATAAAGTTCTGCGCCGTGGAATGGCACGTTGATAGTAGATAGCGCTGTTGCTATACTCGTCATGTCGTTAATTCCTATACGTAGTTTTACGATACTGAAGCCCTGACGGTCTGGCCACCGTTGGGCTTCGCTGTTTTATGCCACGCTATTCTTCTCACCAGTGAGTCCATACACTTTCCTCAGCTGATAGATAATCTCTGTATTGAACTTTCGGCATTCTTTTTCGCCATTTCTTTCAATAGCTAACTTCACATCGTCCGGAAAACGAACTCGTCGTTGACACATCTCTTTTGCTTTTTGCATTTCATATCTCCTTAGCCCCACCGTGGGGCAAAACAATTGTCACACCGTGCGTCATTGATGTCAAGCACACGGTGAGGCATACTTCAATCATTGCAAGTAACTCAATATTTGGTGAAGAACATGAGCAGAGAAGATCCACAACTAAGGATCAGACTTCCCGTTGAAGTAAAAGAAAAAATAGAAATTTCTGCAAAAGCCAATAAGCGCTCAATGAACGCTGAAATAGTACAACGTCTTGACACCAGCTTTCTGAAAGATATTCATGAAGATGACGTAATTTCTGCTTATGAAGCAAAAATTATTGCAAACAATGCACGGCATGAAATATCAAATATTATTTTCAAAAGAACTTTTAATGAAATCAATAAGAAAATAACACTTGGACATACAAGTTTTTATATAAACCTTAATGACCTTGAACTGGAATCACTTGCAGATAATGATTACCAGATCATCTTTGAAAAAACATTTAATAAGCTCAATGAACTAGGTTACATCATCTGTGAAAACTCATGGGATGCAGATGGTTTTGGAATTGAAATACCTGAATAGGAAGAACAAAAGGCGTGTACATATTACACGTCTTTAATACAATTGAAAAACGCCACATTACTGATGTATGTTACAACAAGGAGCGATATTTTGAAAACCATATCTATATTAAAGGTTGCATTAGGCGTCGCTATTATTTTGACTCTCTCAATATTGTTTTATTTTTACCACAAAAAAACTGCTATTGCTCTTGATGGTCACGCGGCAAACTCATTTTTCTCAGAGTACATAGTGCCGCTATCAGGAAGCGGTATAACAAATAAATATACTGACTATGACATCAAATATGGAATTGATGATGGGGAGACTATTGCATTACATGTAATCATTAAAAACCTAATGACAGTAAATAAAAATACAGACTTCAACGATAAAAATACAATACATCACAACAACAGCAAAACATTAATTTCTTATAGTAGCAACATCTATACGGATAAATACCTAAAATACATCTCAGAAGATACAATAAAAGCAACCAGCGAAAAGTTAAAAAACATATATTGTGCATCCGGCAGTTTTCACAAATTATCGCCGCAAGAGCGTTTATTCTACGAAGCAAGAAAACAACGTAAGTCAATAATATTACATTATTATGCTGATTCAGGAGAGTCACTCATATTTAATATTGGGGTTTCCCCTGAATCATGCTAAAGGCGTTTAACTCACCGCATCACCGGATCCACCTGGTTTATTAGTGGCGCAATCCAGAACAGGTTATTGCCTGGTATCAGGGTTCGGACATTATGCACAATACGATCACCGGCATCACCATTCAACACTCCTGCGGTCACATCAATGATGCTATCCGCAAGACCAAATGACGGTCCGAATAGAGATCCTACGAATCCACGACTGGCATACCTAGACTGTGTGCCAGTGCCAAATAAAGCCCCCAGCCCAACAGCACCACCAGTAGCCTTTTCAGCCATGTTGTTATATTCCATCAATGGCCCAAGAATACCGGATCTCTCTATACCCTCAAGCACCAGCTTCTCTGGTGACCAGTCAACATTTTTCCCTTTCGATGCTTCTTTTAGCGCATAGACCAGTGAGCCAAGAGCAATCTGAAATACAGTGCCATAATAAAATTGCGCAGTTCCTTCCTGTAACCCACCAAGTAGCGCACGGTTGTATGAAGCCGTTGTGAATGATTTAAACTGAAATATCGTTCGCCCCATTGGAGTACTCGCCCATAAAGGTGTGTCACCAATACCGGGGGTGATGATAGTGTTATTAACGTCTTTCAGAACCGCTGACTGGAATACTCCGGCAACGTACTGATCGTCCCATTTATCAAAGTTACCAATGTGCCATCCATCAATTACCTCACCATGTTTCTCGAACTCACTGCGAATACGCGCAGCCATATTGTCGTTGATACCGAGTTTTGCCATGCGACGTGCAGAAAACGCACCAGACAAAATACCGTCTGACGTGAGCATTCCGTTCATGGATTTGTTTATGTCATTAAATCGATCCATGAGTGTCAGCTTGCCGAAGGCATCAGTAATTCGCTCCATTCCTGCTTCGACTGCTGTTGTCCTGGAAGAACTGTCAACAAGATCACCAATTGCACGAGAACGTGAATGTAGTACAGCTTCCAATCCAATCCCCATCTTCAACATCTCTTCTTTGCTGGCCTTAAATGCCGGTGATTGGGATATCTGAGAAGCATAGCCTTTCATGGTGTTACGGAAACCATTAACCATAACCCCTCTGGCCAGATCTGGAATAGCTGATACTGTCATTCCACCGAGTTTGGTCGTGAAGTTCACATCCCGCAGAAAAGCGCCAGCACGAACAAAAAACGAAGACGGATCATCAGGCATACCATATGTACCAACAAGACGATCGCGTAATGCTGTTATGTCTCTGAGATCATTTGCTCTTGATTTTGAAAGTCTGGACTGTTCTTTCCGTAATTCCTTTTCGTACTTTCGCATTAATGAATCGAGTTTACCCTGAGGAACAACTTCACCATTGCTCTCATAACGTGCTTTCAGATTTGCCACACTTTCGTCATATTTCGCCTTTATTTTTTCAGGCACTTCCCGTAACAGACTGTCATATTCGTCCTCAATTAATTGCAGACGCTCAGTCATAGTTCGTTTGCCAAATGTTCTCGTCAACTCAATTTCTGCTGCCGCTTCACGGATATGACGTTGCAGCACGTAATTCACATCACTTTCAAGATAATCCCTGATAAGACTATCAGAAACATTTAATGTTCTTTCTTTCGTACTACCTGCGGCTTTTACAGAAAATACGCTGACAAAATCCTGTGGAACCTTAGCACCAGTAATTTTATTAATTACGATATCCGCTGCAATTTCAGCATCCTCAGGATCCAGTGTTTTATTTCCTCTCGACCACCAGTCAACCAAAATACGTCGAAATTTATCGCGTTCACTGATTATTTTTCCAACTTTATATATGCGTGGGAAATAGCTTGCCTGGCCTAATGCTTTCAGTTCTTCATCTGGCGGCAATAAACCAAGCTTTTGCATTTCAACTTTCACCCGATTTAATACAGTTCGCATCGCCTGCGCCGTTTCCTGAACAACAGGATTAGCATGCACATCACCGCTTCGCATAGCATTCCCAACCTGCTGACGAAATGAATCAAAACTCATGTCACCACCATCAGCTTTATACTTTGCGTATGCCTGTTTATTTCCGACAACAACAGCAGCTTCTTCACGCTGCCATCCACGTGTACGGGTTTCTACAGCTACCGGTGTTTCAATCCCCCTTTCATTTCCTTTAAGGGTGAAATTATTTTCGGCTAACTCCAGCGCTGTTTTTCGCACCGTCTTGGACGGAGACTCCATTAACCTTGTCAAAGGAGTAAGATAGCTCCCTGCTTTCCATGCAGCCTTTCCAACCCACCCACCGGAAACAGGGGTTAAATCATCCAGAGCCGCTGTATCAATTTTCATAGCACCAACACTACCACCATCGGAAAGCGAAGCGGCAGCCCTGTCAGTCGCTGATGTAATGCTCATATTATCAAGAGCATCAGCAACCTCACGTGTGGCTGCAGCCCGGACGGATGGCGAAAGCGCAACACCAGCACTGGCAAACACGCCGCTCATCATCGCACCCGCTGCAACGTGAGCGGCACTTTCACCCCATGAGCGTGTTATTTGCTGATTATTCAGTACAACCTCGCTTAATGCTGTACCGGCAGCACCAATCGCAATCTGTGAGCCAATACGCGCCAGTGCCCCTCCTTGAGCACCGGGAATAAACATTGACGCAACAGTAACCGGATCCATTCCCGCAGCAATACTGGCAAGGGTTCCAACTACGCCAGCATCAGACAATAAACGTCTGTCTTCATTTTCATCATCTATCTGCTGCTTAATCCACGCCGTTTCCTCTGGCGATCGGGAATCTGCAAATTTCGCCCCCCAGTATTCATAACCGTGCAACTCATTTTTATCAGCATATGGGTTATAACCCTCGACCGGTTCAAACTGTCTGGCTGGGCGGAAAAAACCAGACAGAATATTGTTCTGTCGCATTGCAGCCCCCCATACGGAAGGCTCAGGTGGCAATGGCTCAGGATTAGCCCCTTCCGGAAGGGCAACATCAAACCCAGTTTGTTCCGGCAAAACGTTACCTGACGGGATCAGTCCGTTATTAAGATCTTCAGCTTGTGCATAAACTGGCATTATTTAGATCCCCACGAAAAGTAATCTTTAAATTTGTCCATACGTTCGTTATGCAGGCGCTGATACTGCTCATCCAGAGCGCGATGCTTGTCTTTGAAGTTTCGTATAGCCTGTCCACGCATAATTTCTTCCTGCTCGTACTGCTCCCGTTCCTGCTGCATTTTCTTATAGGGTTCCCAATCTTCTAGTGATGGTTCCCAACGCATAGGACGCCCATGTTTGTTATAAAACGGCTGGACCCGATCGATGCCATTTTCATCCTTAGTTCTTACCATAATGGCGTAATCACCATTACGGGGTGTTAACACGTCAGGGGTTATGAATAATTCTCCATTAATACGACTCTCAGGGGTTTTTGTCTCAACTACAGGAGCATTACCTGACGTGATCCCAAGCAACGTCGGGCTGGTTGTTATAATCTCTTTGCGCTCACCGTACATCAGCCGTTCTTTTTCAGCTTTCCACTGCGCCGCCTGCCAGCCTGACGGCCCATATTGATAAAGCGCCTCCGGTGCATATTTCATAAACTGCGCTTCTCCGTTAACCTCGCTGATACTCCAGGTGCGGGCTATCTGCTGGTTGGTCATTTGCTTCGCTACGTCAGCGTTACCACCAGCAACGCGGTAGTTAATGTCATACAGCGTCTGATAGTCATTACGGAATCTAGCTGCTTCCGGCGTCTGGTCATCCGCAGACGGATCCCAACGGAACCACTGCGCCATATTGCTGACAGCAGAATTCATCGCCTTGCTGCGATCATTTTTGTACTCTTTTGAACTCTGCGTTGATGCCAATTGAGCTTTAAGAGCATCGGTTGAACCGCCCCGGGTTTCCTG